ACCGCGTTGAAAATGGGCTCTGCCGTTGCGGGCCTGTTCAGAGCCAACGGCGGTCCCGTTTCCCCAGGCGGCACCTACCTCGTCGGCGAACGCGGCCCTGAGTTGCTCACGATGGGCAGCCAGGGTGGTTATGTCCACAACAATACATCTGAAGCAATGAACCGTTACCGCAACGGCGAAGGCCCTGCTGGTACGCGCACCGTTAATGTCAGCTATAGCGTGACCGAAATCAATGGCATGAGATTCGTCACTGAAGATCAGTTCCGTGCTGGCATGGATCAAGCTGCTCAACGTGGCGCCACGATGGGGCAGTCCCGTACCATCAATACACTGAAAAACAGCCGCGCACAACGTAGCAAACTAGGCTTATGAGTATCGTCGCCCTTACAAATTTCGTTACCTACTCGCTGCCCACTGGCACGGTTGTCTATAGGTTTCAGAACAGCAAGCCCGAAGCCAATATCACGCACCAAGGTTATTCCCATAGCTATATGTCCTTCATTTATCAAGGTGCCGCAAAAAGCCGTAGCGGCGACAATATAGAATCCAGCATCGTCATGGCGAATAATCCTATCTCAATGAATCATGCCATTGATGCGGTAAGGATGCGGTGGCAAGTGCGAGTCGATACCTGCATCATGAATCCGACGTATTTTACGGTACAAAAGACGCTAACCACTGAATACTGGATTGTCGCCAATATGGCTTACGACCCAGAGCGCATTGAAGTAACACTATCCAGCTCAATTGATGCCGTTGGAACAGCAGCGCCAACAAGGGTGCTAACCAGAAAGATGGTTGGAGCACTGCCCAGCACAGCGCAGATACAGAACAGGTGACGCCGTACCAGCTTATTGGTAAGCCTTATCGCTTGGGCGCAACGATCGAAAAGCACGGCGCAACTGATTGTGTTGGGTTGTGCATTGAGGTGTTGCGGTATTACGGGTTTACGGTGCCAGTACCGACCCGCGCCTGGTATCGCAGGTTGTACCGTGGTGACACAGCAGTATTTAAGGACGAGCTGGAGCGTTGGGGAAAGTTGACAACATCACCTAGACTTGGGTGTGTAGCACTCTGCCGGTCTGACAATGGTTACGGCTTGGCGGTTTGGTTTGAGGAAGGATGTCTGAGTTACGTCGAATCAACGGTGACATGGAGTCCTTGCGACGCCCTTCCGGTCGTCGGATATTACTGCCCGCAGAAATAGAGCTATGTAATGTCGTTGGTATTACGGCAGACGAGTATTTTTATTTTGTAGATCTTGCCGAGTCGTATAACGGCAAGCGACCAGAAGCCTACGATCTGGTGCCAGATATTAAAAATGGCCCCACAGCAATCGCAATTGTCAGCCTTGTAATCGGTCTTGCATCATCGGCTGTCAGCATTTTGATGGCGCCTAAGCCTAGATCCGCGCCACAGCAAAAGACACCGCCATCACTGCGTACAGCAGATGTTGTAGGTCAAAGCAAATTTGCACCGCAGGTTGGCTTTGACGCGGTACAGGATTTAGCAACACTCGGATCTGTTATTCCGCTTATTTTCACGCGCAAGGGAGTACGAGTTAATTCGCAGTTGCTCTGGTCACAAATGCTGAGCGAAGGAACGCACCAGCAACTCAAAGGCGTATTTCTATTTAGCTCCGGGAACATTGCGGAGAACCCCGATTTTAGCGGTTATGCGATTGGAGATCTTCTGCTCGAAAACTATACAAAAGCAAAGATTGCTTTATTCTTTGCAAGAAATGGCGGCAGGTTGACGCATCCAGGGACTTACTATCCCGAGAGCGGGCTGCAGCCGACCCCAACCCCTGATGTATTTAGCGTCTATTTTGATGCAGGGTCCGAGTTTAGGACGTTTTTCAGTGGAGCGCGTACACCGTCAACGCAGACCCAGTTTGGGCTTTATAGCCCAATGCCAAATGGCATGTATTACCGCCCAAACTATGAGCTGATATTAAGAGCAAAAGACGCAGAAAAGGCAATCAAAGACGACCTTGACAGAAAGCAAGACAAAGTTTACCGTGCACGTTTCCCGCGCCTAGCGGCAATCACTTCGTATAACGGCACCAATCTTGTCTACCGATTAGATGGTGCGGCAATCGAGCAAGCTGTATCAAGTAATAGGTTTGAACCTTGGGGCATTGAGGATGTGCGCTCAGCGGTAGACAGCGGTCGTGAGGTTGCAGACGATGCAATCACTGCTGGTGAGCAGTACATGGCAGGCAATGCTTTAGTCGTTGCAACTAACGTACCAACACAGCCTTGGACTGTTGGTTACTGGAAAGATTGCACATTTGAAGTCCTTGAGCGGGGAAGCGTAGATACGGTTCCCACTAGCAACATGAACAGGGCAGACCCCCCGTATTCAAAGACTACCCTGCAGAGAGTTGCTATCGGTACTGTCTCAAATAGTCGCGCATGTACTAGCACCGAAATCGGTATTAAATCGACGGTATGGAGGCAAATCACGGGATTTGCAAATGTAAACAGTCATCCTGGTGAATCGGTAGTAGAAGAGTATGAAGAAAAGAATGGCAGCATTAGCCTTGGCTCTGTTCAGATGTACATCAAGCGACTGAGTTTTTTCACGCTGCAGTACAGGAAGCTAGGAGCAGGCAGCTGGACCGATGTGACGCCAGTCCCTTTTTGCATCAAGGGTCAAACGCCGCAACCTCAATACAATTACATTCGGATCAACCACGATTTTGGCCAGTACGAGTTTAGGTTCAGACCCTATGCAGGGAACGTCATCTATAAGAATTGGCTAAACAAGGAGGTTTACCTGTTGAGGCAGGGCACCACGTTACCGTACCAAACCAATGGACCAATCAGCTTCCGTTTTTCGGGGCAAAAATTGCTTTTAAGCGAGACAGAGGTTAGCAATACCGAATGGGTAAAAGGTGCGCCACCGCGAACAGCAGGGAAGGTTAATGGATTTAACATTTCATCTATCGGAAGCGTACCGCAAGTAAATGAGTGGCGTCTTCAAGAAACACGCTATGACAACGATAGTGATTCTAGCGAAGCCAGTTACGTCAGAATAGCGTCGTATTATGAAGATGACTATGAAAGCTGGTACTGGTACGGCAACAGCATTGAGTATAAAGAAATCGACAGTACGTACTATGTTCCTGAGCCCGTTACTAAAGGTAACATTCAATATCGCATAGGTGACGCTAGGCGATTTGATCACAACGATGACCCATATGAATGGGCTATTCAGAGATACACAAAGTTCATCGGTCCCGAAACGCCTGTATCAACACAAGTCGTTAGCCCCACTGGCGGCACTGGTACAGGTCTACAGGTCAGGGTCAATGTGTATTCAAACGGCGCAAAGGACTGGACGGTTATAGACAGCGGTTCAGGTTATACAGATGGCGACCGAGTATACATTTCAACAGCAGACGTTTATGTTACGGTAAAAACGGAAGATCTTGTATACCTCCAAGAGTCTCTGAATCCTTATGACGCTATATCCGACCATCCCGTCTACGACTCAGAAAGAAGCAGTCATTTTGACGGTCCAGAGCATGAAATTGTGTATGTAAACGAAATCAACAACACCACAGAAGGAGCCGCGTACGACAAATTAGCTATTGCCGGGCTTCAGATAAACAGCAGCAGGGAATGGTCTAGCTTTAGCCAGTTAAGCGCCTACTTCAAAAAGGGTGTTGTCGTGGATCGTTTAGTTGCATCAGGTCAGGACGCAACAAACCTATTCCCCGAAATCGCGTATGCACTTTTAACTGATGGAACGATTGGTGCGGGTAACTTGATTGGCGCCCAACAGGTTGACCGTGACCGTATGGCAGTTGCTGCCAAGTTCTGCCAAGCGAATAATTACCTGTGGGACGGCGTAATCAGTGAACGCCAAAATCTGCGCGAGTTTATCTACGAACAAGCAGCTTACTGTTTATTGGACTTCACGATCATGGGCGGGCGGTTTAGCCTTTACCCTTCCGTCCCATTCTCAACAAGCTCCGGATCGTTGCTATTAAACGGCAAGCCTGAGATCAAGGCATTGTTTACCGATGGCAACATTCGGAATCTGCAGGTTAGCTTTTTAAGTCCTGAGGAACGGCAATTGTTCCAGGCTGTTTGCTTATGGCGGCAGGATACTGAAAACGGGTTCCCAGAAACCCGCACATATAAAGCACGATTTGCAAACACTAGCGGCGGCAGTGAAGCCGACCCAGTAGAAACCTTTGACATGAGCGGATTCTGCACAACAGAAGCCCATGCCCAATCCTTTGCTTTGTTTGCACTAAAGACAAGGAAAGAAGTTGACCATGGCGTCAGGTTTGAGACCACACCGCAAGCTGCAATGTCGCTGATGCCTGGTGAGTATTTCCGTTTGGTCAGTGAAGTGACGCACACTTCAAGATTCAATAACGGCAGTGTTTCACCCGATGGAACGATTGTTGGCTTCAATGCACCCGATGGAACGATCCCCGTGTTCTACTGGGAGCCCGGAACCACAACAGTTCAGACCGGCAGTTTAACGATCAGCAACGGCAGAACAAACCAAGGCTCTTTTTACGGTACTGTCTTTACGGTGAAAAACGACGTAACAACCGATCGAGTGTATAAGGTTGAGAGCTTGACGTACGCAGATGACGGCTTGGTTGAAATTGCTGGCAGCCATGTACCGTTGACCTCCAGCGGTACACTAGAGGTATTGAACTGGAGTCCGTCCCAGTTTGTCGAGGAATTTGAGTGATGGCAGCTAGGAACTTCCCATCCATCAAACCCAGCAGCCGGAGTTATTCTCCTGGTGAATTTCCGCAGACCTTTTTCCGCGCACAGAACGGCGCCACCACGGTGGTACGTTTTTCTAATGTTCGCAGCAATTCAGAATTAAGGCTGACGTTTGCCAATATCACGGACAGCCAAGCGGCTGAGATTATGGATAATTACGTTAATGTCAACAGCGACTGGGACTACGTTAATTTCCGATCAATCGACGTACTTGCAGGGCTATCAACGGGTCTAAAGCCTTATGTCGGAGAAACAGCAACCCCACAGCTACGTTGGCGTTACGCCGAGCCTCCTACAGTAGAAAGCATTAAACCTGGATTGTCCACGGTGACATGTAGGTTTACAGGTTTCTTGGATGGTGCTTAGAATAGGAGTAATGCTCTTCGGCTTCCTGACCAATGGCTGTCTATAGCGGAAAAGACGGCAGCATCGTCTTTGGCAACAATACCCAGACCAAAGTCCGCAACTGGACTATCAATACCAATGTTGACATGCTGGAGACTACCAATCTCGGCAACGAAGAGCGGGTTTATGTACCTGGTCTGAAGAGCGCAACTGGTAGCGCCACAATCATGTATCACGACGACAATACTACGCTTAAAAACATGCTGACCACCAGCATCACCGCTGGCACTCCAAGCGCAGCCCGCCTTGAGTTCCGCTGGGGCGCCCGTGATCTTGACTTTGATGCTTATATCAATAGCGTCTCGATTACTTGCAGCACAGGCGAGATCATGACAGCCGATGTCAGCTTCACGATGACAGGTGATTACACCGAAATTGATCTCTGATGGCAGTTCTTCTAGGTGAGATTGGCAAAGTTGAACTACGCCGTACTCAGCTAGACGAAAGCCTGTCTGGTACGGTCAAGTCTTCTGATGTCAACCCGACAAAGGATCGGTTTAGCTTCGATTTCCCGCTCGGTCTGCTGATCACGGGCGATCAAATCGAGATGAAGACAACCGATGGATCGTTGCTGGCCTTCATCGCTGCATCAGGCTGGCCAACGAACCAGCAGTATAACGACGGTATTTTTTATATCTTCGTTGATGAAATTGGCGCGATTCGGTTGTATCAAACTTTTGACGAAGCAATTTCCGGTGAAGTGACTGGGCGTGTTGACCTTGTAGATCCCGGTCGTGACGTACCAATCACCATCAAGGTTCGCAATAATAACGAGCGCATCCTTGGCCAAGTCTCTCGGTATGAATTAAATACCGAGCGCGATGTGGTTGACACGACTGCATTGTCGGATGAATTTCGCCGCAACTACTCGGGGCTAATCAGTGGCAGTGGAAGAATTACATGTGTTTTTGATTATGAGATTAGAACTGGAGATCCCTTATTTGGGAGTCAATCAAGCGGCTTGATGGAGGTTCCGCTTTATTTGAATCAACTGCTATTAAGAACCAGGCTTGGAAGTGAGTTTTGGTGCAAGCTAACGCTTGTTGGTCGAGGTGCTAAGCCCTATGGCACGGCCGCTGATAATGATGACGAAATTTGGTATGAATTTGACGCCCGCATAACG